GAATCACGCCCACAGCAACAGCGTTTCGATTTCTTCCTCGTCTTCAAGCTCTCGCGCCAGCATCGCAATGCGGACGTACTCGACCCAATCCTGGCGGGCTTCGATGCTCGGCAAATCCAGCTTGAGGTTGAACCGCGCCACCAGGGCGTCGATCAAATCCAGGCGCAACACCTCATGCTCGATGGCCGCTTCAACCTTGCGGACAATGCGGCGCTTGGCTGTGCGGGTCTTGGCCTTGGCGATGGCTTCTTGCGCTGCTGCCTCTGCCGCTTCCCAGGCGTCGGCGTCCTCCACCGTATCAAAGATGTGGATTTTTCTGCCGCGCTTGATGTAGACGCGACGGCCACCCATCTCAAAGCCTGCGCGGTTGGTTTGACCCGCCCCTACTTCACCGCCAAAGAACTGGTTTTCGTTGACCAGCAGCGCTGGCTCAAGGGTTTGGGCGCCACCCGCCACCCCCACTGAGGCCGCATAGAAATCCTGGCTGTTGTCCAGCCTGGCCGGCAGAAGCGCCACAGCGCCCAGCAACACCGTGGGGCTGTAGAACTGCTGGGCGCTGTCAAACCGCGTTGCGCTGAGTGCCACTGCACCACGAACCACTGTTGCAGCGTAGAAAGTCTGAGCCGCATCGAAGCGGGCCGGCGTCAGCGTGACAACGCCTCGGCTGAGTGTTGCTGCGTAAAAGCTCTGCGCGTTGTCAAAACGGCTGGCTGTGAGTGTCTGACTGGGCGCCGCCGTGCTGACCGTTGGGGAGTAGAAAGCCTGCGTGTTGGTGAACAGGCTAGGGGCCAGCGTGATCGTTCCACGCACCACGGTTGGGCCATAGAACGTGGCCGCATTGGAGAACAGTCCAGGCGACAGCGTTTGCGTGCCAGGTGCTGAACCCCCGCTGCTGGGGAAAAGCAGCAGCAAACTCATGGCTTAGAACAACTCGAAATTGATTTCGAGTGCGATGTTGCCGACTGACGCAACGGCACCTTGCAGAATCCGCATGCCTCCGCCCTCACGCAAAATCAGTTTGGAGCCATCATTGCGGATCAGGTCAGCGCCCAACGTGCCGGCGATACCGGACGGAGCGGCGGTTTCTTCAGTGAAAATCCAGCGCGATCCAAGGTAAGCGCCTGCCGTTGCGCCGCCTGTCGGTGCGCTGCGTGCTGTGATCTGCGCCGGCACAACAGGGTCGTCAGTGTCCATGCGTGAAATAGTCGCAGCCGTCAGCGTCGTCCCATCGTTCACAGCCGCCGTTCCGCCCGTTCCCACAGCAGTAGTGCGACTCAAGGCGATTTCCACGCCTAGCGTGCCGGTCACAGCGGTGTCGTTGTCGGCATAGGCGAACACAGACACGACGCGAACCACCTTGCCCGATCCGCTGGCGTTGAACAAGTCCATGTAGACCTTGTTTGCGCCAACAGCCTGCGATGGGATGATGAGGCGGTATCGCGGCACTGAGCCGGCGATGTAGCCCATTTCATCGGCCACCATCACAACCTGATGCTCTTTGCTGTTCACCAGATGCGTCGCAACCGTCGCCCCGGTGCCAGGGGTGACGCTGATGGAGTCGTTGGCAACAGTCATGGATTACAGGGCGAAGATGCCCGAGGCGTTCCAAGTGACAGCAATGTCGCCACCGTTGGGCGTCACAGGCAGGTTGGTCACGCCGGTGTCGAGGAATGCCACCAGGCGCGAGGTGCCCGCTGTGCCGGTGTCGATGTATATGACCAGAGCTTCGGCGGTTGCGCCACTGACAGCCGGGAAGGTCACATCAGCACCATCAAACACGCCGTTGGTGTAGGTCTTCGTAGCACCGATGGTCTGAGCCGTTCCCACAACACCAGTAAGCGAGGTCAGGAACTCATGCGCCGCTGAGTAGGTGTAAGTGCCGGTGTCAACCAGAGCCACCTTCACAGTGCCGGCCAACGAGGTGTTGGCGCTGCCGTTGATGAGGGCTTCTTTGTACTTGGGGTAGATCGCGTTTGCCATTACATGATCCCTTGAGCGCGGCCATCAGGCCCACGAACGATTTGTTTGGGGCGATTCAGGCTCTCGATGGCAGCGCGGAATCCGTCAATCGAAGCAGCCAGCGCGTTGGTCATGTCCGGGTTGCCGGTCAAATCGGTGGGCGCGGCTACCTGTTGCTTGATCTGCTCAAGGTAAATCTGCGTCTGCGCCTGCAATTCGGCTTTCCAACGCTCAATTTCAATGCGCTGCTGCTCTAGTTGCGCGTCCATCTCCGCCTTCATGCGCTCGCGCTCGGCGTCCCGCATGTCGTTGGCCGCTTGCAATTCAAGCTGTGCCCGCGTCTCTTGCAGCTTGGCATCGGTCTGCATCTGCGTCTTCTGCAAGTCGATCTGAAACTGCGCCTGTGTCTTCTGCACATCGGCCTGCATCTTCATCTGCTCGATTTGCAGCGGCAGGGGCGGCTGTTGCGGCTGCGGCGGCAGGGTGGACGGGTCTTGAAAGAACGTCTGAACGTCCTTGAACCCCGCAGTCTCGGTCAGTTTCGACGCGGTGTTGTAGATGTGCTTGGGCGTTGCCAGTCCCATCTGCATACCCTGCATCTGAAGCTGAAAAATGCTGCTCAGGCTCTGCGTCTGTGCGATCTTGTCGCCCGTACCCAGCCCCACATGAATGGTCATGTCGTACTGGTCGCGCCATTCGCTCGGGTCGTACTCCACAAACTCATCGCGCAGGCGGAAAGCCAGCTTCTCCATGCCGCCATCGGTCAAGGTCTTCAGGATGCCTTGGAAGATCGGCTTCAGCAGAATCTCCGCGAAGATGCGGGCAATCAGTTCAATGCGCTGATGTGCTGCTGATTGGTCGATCTGCCGGCCTGTGGCGGTGTTGTTCAGGCTGTCAGGGTTCAGGCCCATCGAGGTGCGCGAAACCCCGGTGCGGTTCTCCCTCATGCCCTGGATGTACTCCAGCATGGGCATGGACGCACCAGCAGCAAAGGGCGTCACCTGCTCCGTCACCGCGTCGGCTGAACGCTGGCGAATGACGCCACCCGGCCTTGCATCCAACAGATCATCGATGTTCGCCATCGGCGACCAGTTCGAATCCGTCAGCACCTTCGTGCGCGGGTTGTTGGTCAGATACAGGTTGTTGAAGGTCTGCCGCAGCAGTTCGGTGTGCTGCTTTTGCAGGTCGGCCACCACCTCGGCCATGCTCATGCCGTCCCAGCGGTGCGGATTCAGCAGGGGCGAAGCGGTAGCGATGGGCACATGGCTTACCGTTTCCACCTTCAGGATGCGGCCATCCAGGCGGTAAACGCACAGGCGCTCGGCCACACCATCGCCGTCACGGTCGGCCAGAACGAACTCCAAGCGGAGCCAGCCTTGCGCCATGCTTTCGTCGTCGTCATCGCCTCGCGGCTCATTGCCGAAGCGGTCGCGCCGGCCAATGTCTTCCAGGCGGTCGTCTTGCGTGGTCTGCGATGCCCGCAGATCGTCAGCCGTCACATCCTTGAAGCCCATCATCTGCAAGTCGGTCAGCGTGACCGGCATCATGCGGCAGACATAGGGGCAATCCTGCAACAGCGGGGAAGTCCAATCGCGCTCAACCAGCAAGTCGTTCGGGCTGAAGGCTTCGACCTTGACCACGTTGCGCGTTTCGGTGCGCTTGATGCGGCCAGAGTGGATTTGCACCGGCTGGCCCAGCTCATCCACCACAACCTCGGTGCCGACTTCCTGAATCTCGGCTTCAGGCTCTTGCAACATCAACGCCAGCATCTCGTCGGTGGCGCCCTTGAATGGGTAGCTCGTCACCGTTTCCTGCGTCTCGCGCCGCCACATCACCGCGCAGTTTTTGACCGTCAGCGCATCCTTGAACGCGGTGTAAAGGACTAGGAAGCCATTATTTTGTTTGTAAAAAACGTAGTTGCAAGTGTCGGTCGCCTGATCCGCTCCGGCCACATCAGCGGCTGTGTTCGGCTCAAAGCTCACGGCCTTGTCGGTGCTGGTGAAGATTTTGAGCAGGGCCGGCAGAATCCACTCCACCGTATCCTGCACATCGCTGGAAACGATCTGGCTCCAGTCTTCCTGCTCGTTGCCGTAGGGCATGCGGTGGTATTCCCGCAGCGATTCCTCGCGTGCGTCGGCCAACTCGCCCCAAACGTAGCCACCCGCCGATTCCTCTTTCCGCTTGAGCAGGTCAAGCAGGGCGTCGTCGTCCATCTTCATTCGGGCACCTTGCGGCGAATGGTCGCCGGCTTGGGTTCGGGCTTTGCCAGCAGCGGATGCAGCAAATCGGCCAGGGTGTCGGCAGCATCACGGCGGCCAGCAGCCACCAGGCGGATCAGTTCGACAAGTTCGGCATGGGTCATGGGGCACTCCTGCGACCCATTCTCCAAAGTGGTAAAGATCAGGCGATGAACCTGCCTGTGCGGTACTTGATGGGGGCCACTGACCCGCTGCTGTTGGTCAGGGAGTCGGCCACGATGCAGGTATAGCGCCACGCATCAGCGCCGTGCGAGTACTGGTCGTGCAGAGGTGAACCCGCCTCGCCTGTCTTGCTGCTGATGTTGCGCCGGTAGCGCTTCAGGCACTCAATCAGCCCTGCGGCCTTGGTCTTGTCGAAGAACGTGCGCGGGAACACCAACCGGGCAGCGCGTATGCCGTCCTCAATGTGCATGTTGGGCGTTGCCTCCACCGTGCAGCCCAACGCCTCTAGGATTTCCTGGGCGCTTTTGCCGGTCTTGAAGTCCTTGGAGAAACCATCGTGCGGCAGATAGTGCACGCCCCAATTCAGCGGCATCGCCCGAAGCTGCGCGGCGTAGTCGGCCAGGGTGCGGTGAGAGTCTTCGATGTAGCCCACAACGCGCAACTCACTGGCGGCTTTCTGCACAAGGACAATCGAGGTCTTGTCGTTCCAACCCAAGTCCCAAACGGCATGGGTTTTCAGCAGCGGGTCGGCGGGCACATCACGAATGCGCCCCTCTGATTCGGCCTTGGAAACCTCGTCAAAGTAGATCGCACCCTCAACCGCAGGCTTACAGCGACCTTCCCAAATCCAGTCATAAACCTCGGGCTTGAGCGTGTTCCTGGCGTGCTGGCGCTCCATCTCAAGCGTCGTTGGGAACCACGGATTGTCCGACCAGTTCATCTCCACCACCCGGCAGTCAGGCGGGCAGTTCACCACGAAGCGATCATGCGTCGGGTCGGTTTCCAGTTCCGGGTTGTAGGTGATCCAAACCTCAGAGCCTTCCTTGCGAATGGTCGGGATCAGCACCGACCACGAACGGTCGCTGATGGTCTGCGCTTCCTCGCACCAAACAACGTCCACGCCCTCAAAGGATTTGATGCTGTCCACCGTCATGTCAGACAGGCCGGCGAAGAATATCTCGGTGCCATTCTTGCCCCGGATCGTCGTTTGCAGCACCTCATACCAGCCGCCCAGGCCCAGGCGGGCAATCTGGTCTTTCAGCAACTGGTGCACCGACTGCTGAATCGACTTCTGCACTTCGCGGGTGCAAAGGATGCGCGTCGGCTTCTCTGCGCCCTTGAGCAGCAGAGCAATCGCAACCCCCCACGACTTGCCCGACCCCCGGCCACCTTTGACGACCTTGTATCGGGCTGGCTTGAACAGGAAGTTCAGCTTCTCGGGAAGCTCAATTTCCATTCGGCGCCTTGAATGTGATCGTGAAGTTGTGCTGAAGCGGGTTTTCAGAGTCGCCCACCACTTGAACCGGCATGACCTTGCCGATCAGGCTCAGAAACGCGCCCTTGGTCTTTGGGTCGCTTCCGCACTCCATGAGGTACTGCACCCCACCCAGCCCGTCCAAAGCCTCAGCAATCATGTCCCTGATGGCTTGGTTGTTCTTGTTCAGGCATCCCTTTGGTCTGCCTTGGCCGGGTCTTTTCTCACCTTTCTTAAAGGTTGTCTTGGGGGCGGTCATGGTTTCGAGTCCTCGCGGGTGTTCGCGTCTCGCTTGGAGACTGGGGTTTCATTCTCTACAGTGGTAAAGAGGTTTACTTATGGGGAGTCATTGACATCGAAAACTAGACAGTCTTCGCTAAAAAACTGCACCACTTCAACACCATCTGCGTGAAAGCATGTCGTGATCCCCTCCCAGGTTGCCAACACTGGCATCTCATCTGGATAGTTCGCAAGCACCGCCTTTAACTCGCCAACGGTCAGCGTAGCGCCCATTACTGCGCCATGGTCGTAATAAAACGTTTTCACTCCAATCCTTTCATCTTTGCCCCAAACACCCAGGCCACCCCCTTCAACCCGTCGCACACTTGGATGCTGTGGGACGGCAGCACATAGATGGTGCGGCCCATGCTGTCCTTTCTCAGAGCCACCATGCCCACATAGACAAGGTTGTTCAGAGCCGATGTGACCTGACCCTCTTTGAGTTTGGTGGCCTTGAGGATTTCGCGGCGGTAATTGCAGCCGTTGGTGATGGCCTGCCACACCTTTTGCATGGAGCCGGGTTTCGAGAGCGTGAGCGGCTGGCCTTTTTTGAGCATGTCAGTCCTTCTTCATGTGTTTCTCGATTTCTTGCCGCAGCCACTTGGAGCCTCCCAGGCGCAGAAAGGTGATGTGGTGCTGTTCAGTCCAGCGGATGGCAACACCCGGCGCTTCAGGTGTTCTGCCGACGATGTTTCTAGGGCGTTGGCCGGTCAGGGTGCTTTGTGGCCTCATTGCTTGGCCTCTGCTTTGTGCTTGCACCCCTCGCAGCGAGGATCAACACGGCCCAGGTCGGTGTGGGTGTAGTTGCAGTTGGGGTTCATGGCGAAGGGCCATTGCGCGACCTGGCCGGCCTTCTCCACCCGGACGATGTGGAGGAATGGGGGGCGGTTGTGGCATCCGTACTTGTTCATGCGGCATCCTCGATTCGTGCCATGCACATCTCCAACAGGTCGGATTGCTTGCCGTACCGTTCTTCAAACCGGGCCTTGTAGGGGTGAACAGCAATCAACCCAGGCGCTCCGGTTCCGTCTTGGTGGTGGCCGGCACAAAGTGGCAACAC